GGCGTGCGCTGTGTCCCGCCGATGCGGCCCCCGCGGACACCGGGGCGGGGAATCGGGCTCGGTCGCCGGCTCGGGCTCTTAGACCCCGCATTCCCGCGCTGCCAATTCGCCTCGCTCAGCCGGTCGTGAATGCCCGCAAGTAGCTGCGCTTCCAGCGTCCAAACCGCGTCGGCTCCGGCCACGGACCGCCCGAGCGCGGAATCCGGAGGAAGGCCGGTCACCAGGGCCCGCAGACGTCGCCACGTGAGCCCCGAGCCGGGGCGGAAAAGGTCTCGTATATCGGTGTGATAATAGCGCTGTAGGTCCGCTTCTATGGCCTCCCCGTACTCACTCAGGAGCCGGTAGAGGCCGGAAATTCCCCCGCCGGAATCCCCTCGTGCCTCTGCCACTGCCGGAAAAGCTCACCGAGGGCCGCGAGCGGTGCGGGTATCTCGTCAAATTGCCGCCACTGGTCACCAAGACCGGACTTGAGCAGCTTCTCAATATCCGTGGCGGAAGGGTTATCGATGTTCACGGCCTTGAGGATCTTCTTGTCCAGTTCACCGGCGGCAGGCATGGTGAACACCAGCTCCGATAGGGTGAAGCGGAAAGGCTCCTTACGGGCTTCCTTGACCCACTTGTCAAGATCAAAAACGTTTTCCATGGTGCTCCCTTACGTCGTAGGCGGTACGTTTCTGCAAACGGCTTTACTTTTCGGGCGCAGCCGCCCACGCGGGATCATCGGAGTACTTGAAAGCCACGGTCCCATCAGAGCCCGGATAAGCGGTGACGGTGATTTCGTAGGCCACCGCCTCATCACTCTTATACGTGATATCCCCGGTTTCGGTCACCTCGCCGTCCGGGACCACGATTCGAATGTGGGAATTGCCGTCGACAACGTCGAAACCGAACGTCCGCCTATCCGGTCCGGGCGCCTTGATGGCAAGCACGCTCTTACCACTGGTGGTGGCCACCTTCGAGCCCTTGTGATACAGCTCAAGAACCGTCTTGCTCGTTTCAATCGCGGTGAATTTGAACGTCATCTCAGACGAGCTGATGACCTTCCGGACGGTCTGCCCGCCCTGCCAGCCTTTGATCTCGCTGGTGTCCGTCGAGTTCGACTCGGTGATACCCTCATCGGAGATCCACCCGATATCGGTAAAGGCCGCATCCCAAGGGGTCGTGGCATCGGCCGGAAGCTTGGCCTTTGGCAGGGCTACGTAGGCGGCCCCGGAAAGGGCAACGCGCACAGCATTAGCGTCTAGAGGCATGGGTTTCCCCTTACAAGAATAGGTGTATACGGTCACATTTTTTGACCTTGCTGAGATCATCCGGAAGAATCACACGCTATGGACTCAGCATGGATTGCGGTTGTCGGTACAGCCGCAGGAACAGTATTGGGCTACGGCACATCAGTGATCACGAGTCGGGCTCAGAAAGACGGAGCCCGGATAGCCGCACAAGCGGAACACCGCAGACAATGGCAAGAGCCCCGTAAGCAGTCCTACCGAGATTTCATCTCAGCCGTGTCAGCTCTGAGGAATATTGTAGCTTCGCGAGCCTCTATCCAAGGTCACGCGATGCCCGGACAAGGACCCAATGACATCTTGTCGCAGCGTTGCCATAACGCTGCAATCGAGATAAGGGAAAAGTGGCTGGACGTGGTCCTGTTGGGCCCTAAACCCGTAGGGGAGATGGCGTCAAAGATTGACCAGCAAGTTGTCGATATCGTCCAGACGGTAGACTACGTGAGGATGCTTCGCATTCACCGTGCTTTCGCTACCGTGCCGTTGGGGTTAACGCCGTTCCCTTCATCTCTCAACCAGGTAGAGATAGAGCAGGTAGTCACACACCTTGAAAGCAAGAGCGATTCCCTTAGTGAAAGTCTGGGCTCTTTTATCACTCTCGCACAGGGGGCCCTTAATGATGATGGAAGCCACCTGTAGGGCGCATAAAGATTTCATGCTACGTGCAGCCGTCCGCGCATATGGATTTCCACAGCGAACGCATACCGCGCCTGTGACGACGCCGAGTCGGGCAGCCACATCGGGCCCCCAACCTCCGTCACCCGGTAGACCGTCACCCCGCCCCGGACACCAGGCATCGCGCCGACCAGGGCGCGGGTAAGCGCCACCAGGTCGTACGCGTCGCCCTCGGTCTCCGCCCACGCGTGGATATCGAGGCGGGGCCGGTCCGACACGACCGTCTGCCGCATGCCCCCGACACGCTCCACCCGGACGAATGCCAGGGGCCGCGGGTTCGGGACCCGCGACACCACGGGGACCGGTTCGCCGGCTGCCGCAAGGGCGGAGCGGAGATAGCCGGTCACCACGGCGACCGCATCCGGCATAACGACCACGGGCCTACTCACCGCGGGCTCCGTCCAACCCCCGCAGTAGAGCGCGGCGCGTTCTCTCGGCTGCCCGCATGCGCTTGTAGTCGCCGATCACAGCAGCACGCCACCGCCGGGCGCCTAGGGCCGAGTCGGTGCGGAAGTCCCCGTCACCGGCAGCGGACTTGATGCGTCCTGCGATGCGCTGGACCTCGCGCCCGGCTTCCGGGGTCTTCATGAAGCTGTTGATCCCTTGCCGGTTGGGGCGAAACCTCACCCGCTCACCTCCTTGAGCCGCACTTCGACGTGGTGGAGTCGGCCCCCGACCGTCCAGCGGGCAACGTCGCCATCGACGTCGAGCACACGGCCCGGAGCGACTTCAACTCGGTCGCCAGGTACCGCGTCGATGTCGACTCCGCGGCGCGTGATCAGCCGTAGCCCGGTCGTCACCGACTGCCGGTCACCCTCGGCCTCAACAGACTCGGCAGGCTGCACGGACACCCGGCGGACGATCGTCCTGGTCGCCGCGGACCAGTCGCGTTCGCTGGTCTCGTTGCCATACCGGTCCACCACGAACGGGGCCCGGATGATCACGACTGGCTGTGTGTAGTGGAGCGTCACCAGGGACGCCCGTCGCCGAGCTGCACCACAGCGGCGCGCGGCCGGTACCGGGCGAGCTGATCCCGCTCTATGGGGGCGAGGCCAGCGCCGATCGTCTCCGATGCGTACGTGACGTTGACCGAGCCGACGCTTTCCTGTCTCAGGTCGTTCGGGTTGGTCAGCACTCGGCCGGCGAGTGTCAGCACGATCCCGCGAACGTCTGCCGGGACGGTCTCGTACCCGTGGGTATAGGTGACGACCACGGGCCCGTGCCCGCGAGCGCCGAACCACAGTTGGTCACGCCACAGCCGGAACTCATCCGGGCGGAGAGCCCGACCACCAGCGCGGACCAACGCAACTGAGATAACCGGCCGTTGGGGAAGCGACACCACTCGACCCCGCGGCGCGAGTGCAACCGTCGTCGTCCCCCTGGTGAAACGCTGCCGCGCCTCGCTGCGGACGATGGCGGACGCGGTGTCGAGCACCAGGGCGGCCCCGGCAGGAAGCTCGGCGGGCTCGATCTGCATCCACGCCGCCAGTTCGTCCAGCGTGGCCAAAGCGGGGAGAGCCATTACGCGCCCCCCTATTTCACTGTCTGTGCGCCGCACGCCAGACACCGCGCCACGGACCGGGGAACCCCGGACGAGTCGAGAACCGGAAAGCTCTCGACCCGCGCCGGGGCATCACACGAATCCGTGTGCGGAATCTTGGGAGCGGACGCTTGCCGCTTACGCGGTGGCATCCGAACCCCCTTCTACTTGGCGAGTACGCCGTTAAGGCGCGCGGCAGCCTTGCCACCAAACACGGCCAGACCGCAATAGAACTCGACACGAGCCCGGTAGGCGGGCTTTGTCTCCAGTTCACCAAGGTCGTACGCCTGAACACCGCCGTTCGTCAGCCCGGTTACCGCGCGGTCATCCTCTGCTTCCCCGAACCGCACCGCGTAAATGGACGACGCATCGGTTGCGGTGCCCTGCGTTTCCGTCTGCGGGAGGATGTCAGCGCCCGCAGCAGTGGTACCGGGGTCGAGCAGCGGAATTCCGTTATAAGTCGCGACCATCTTTCCGGTAAGAGCCTCACGGACCATTTCGTAACCGCCGATGCGGCGGGCAGCACCCTTGATCTTCGCAATGATGGCACGGTTCGCGTACAGCGCGCCGTTCGCTGCGGTGAGCCCCTGCACCTGCGCAACGAGCTGGTCAAGCAGGTCAAAGAACTTGTGCGAGTCGTTCGCCCCGTCGCCGACGATCGGAGCGCCATCCTTGCCCGCGGAAATGACCTGCGCACCGGTCAAACGCTTGCGCAGACCGTCAAAGCCCTTGGGGTCGGTCGCAACGTCGCCGTTGAAAAATGCTTCCTGAAAGCGGTAGGCAGCCGCCTTTACCTTCATTCGGGTCTGAACAGCCCTCTGATCATTCAGATTGCCGCGGGTCTGAACAATAAACTTGTCCACATCCGCATCTCCACCAAGAATCACCAGAGATTCAGACTTCTGGTTCACGGTGCCGGTGCTCTCGGTGTACGGCTCATTCACACCACGGAACGCCACGCCCGGCAGCGTACCTTCCTCATTGTAGGCATAGCTGTTTCCCTGAATCGTCAACAGCGGCAGCCGGTCAAGAATGCTCGATTCCTGAACGAAAGTTTCAATCACGCCCCGCTGAAGATCGGTCGTAGAGAGCTTGGCAGCCTCGGGCAGAGTTAGCGCCATTGGAAGAATTCCTCCTGATTTTGGGCATGAAAAAGGGACTCCGCTCGGTCGAGCGCGTCCCCGAAACTGGCTGAAGTTGCGTTTCTGCTAATTGGGTGTGAAAGCCCGCCGCAAACGGTCTGTGGGGGTACCCGGTTCCGGCTCGCCCGCGTCCTCGCGCGGCCCGGCGCCAACGTCACCCCACGCCGGGGCAGTGCTTGTCTCGGCCACCGCTAGGTACGGCTTGTCCTTGACGAGCTGGTCCACGGCAGCAGCCACCGCGGCAACGTCAACGTCACCTCCCTTGCCGGCGAACGTCGACACGTCCACCAGGGCGAGAGCGTCCGCAGGATCGCGGAGCTTGCCCACGGCAGCCGCGCGCAGCTCGGCGCGAACAAGCTGCGCCGTGAACTCGCCCCGAACCTCCTCGCGGAGCGCGTCAAGATCCGTGCCTCGCTGCGCAGCGTTCGACCGCCGGAGCCGTGCCGCTTCCTGCTCGGCCTCGGCCGCGCGCTTCTCGGCGGCCTCACGGGCGGTCTCAGCGGTCGTCACCGCGTCGGCCTGGTCGCCGTCGGCCCCCTGGTCCTGGTGCTCGTCGTTCTTCCGCGCGTCCTGGTCCTGGTCGTTCGCCGGCTCGTCCGCCGTGTTGGTCATGGTGTCAGCCACGGTCCCCCCTCGTTATGTGATGTAGCCGTGTTTCCGCAGCAGCGCTATTTGCCGCTCGCGGTCGTCTCCGGCCAGTTTCAAAATGGTCTCCGGCATGAGCCGCGCCTCTTTCGCGCGCTCATAGCGCTGCCCCGGCGTCTTCTGGAACCCGGAATCCAGCGCTCTGCCACCGATACCGCGTTTCGTCGTGCCCTCAGTCGTAACCCGCATCGGGCCCCGACCGGTCACAGCGGTTGCCATTCCGCGGCGAGAGTTGATGATCTGCCCCAAGTCGGCACCGTTCTCAAGGGCTTTCACCCCCGCCGCGCCGAGCCGCTTCCGCTGCTCCTCGGGGCTCATCCGCTTGAACAGATCTTCCGGTGTGCTGCTCTGCTTCCACTCCGCATCGCTCATGGGCTGCATGCCGCAATCACAGCGGGGGTGCCTTTTGAACCCCGTCGAGTGTGAATACTGCCTGCCCGACAGGATGATGCAGCGCGCGCACGCAGGAAGCCGTACCACACGGACGTACGAGACACAGCGCGGGTGGGCAGCCATTCCGATGGACGTAGCCGTACGGGCGGTATCCGCTATCTGAGTGCTCGCCATCATGGCCATTTGCGAGAGCCCGCGGAGTGCCGCAGCTTCAGCGGTTTCGCCGGCTGCCAGTGCC